AGATTACTTTGTCGAGTCTCAAGATATACTAGATGACTACGGTGTTCCAGTTGGTATGGTTGCTACAGCTTCTCAAAATCTTAGACTTAATTTTGACTTTGACCAAGAGGGTGATGTTATGGAAGGAGTTGATACTCGCCAAATTTCAGCTAAAGGTTTGTTCGATGAGCTGAAGAATACTGGTCACATATCTGACTATATAGACTTTACTATAGACCCAGATTCAATGTTAATGCCATCAATTGAGATACAGAAACAAACTTATATGGCTCTGTTTCCAGTCATAACAAATCAGATTACTCTGATTTATTCGCTGAGAAACACTGACCCCGAAGCTGCCGCATCTCAACTGATGGCACTTGAAGAATTACTAGATGTTCAGAACGGAGATGTATTTGATTATATTTCTAAAGCAGATTACGACGCTATAATGGCTAAGAAACCTTCTGAAGCTCAAAGAGAAATGGAGCAAGAGCGTATGAAACTTGATGCTCAAGGAACAGCTATGCAAGATAAAGCTTCTCAAGGTGGAGGAGGACCAGCCGGTCCACCACCGGGACAAGCGATGAACCCAGCTGGCACAGACCCATTGCAGCCAGAAAATAGTAATGAGGTTCCTAGACCACAAAGCCCAATGATGAGTGCTATCGACGGTAGCCTTCCACAAGCCGGTTAATATTAAATAAAATATATGGCAGAAAACGAACAAAGTATGAATCAAAAGAAAATGACCCTAGCGGCTAGCGAGCACGCTCCGGTTATTATTGAGTTGATGAAGGACCTTATGACTGGAAACCCAATCATAGGTAAGTCACAATGGGACACTATTGTCAATGCTCTTACTCTTGAAGTTCAAAGCGATATGTTGAGAGGAATGGTTGACCACCTAGAAGGTATTAGAAAAGGTAAATTACATATAGAGGAACCAAAGAAATAATATGGATGGAAAAGAAATCAAAAAAGATAATTACACTGTTCAGGTTGGTTATTCCAAAGAGTCCAAGAAGAAAAAGCTCGTTAAGTTTATCTCTAAATCAGGTGATGAATTCGAGATACCAGCTGAAGAACTGGCAGAAATGCTTATTGGTGGGGTCAATTCTGATACTTTACAAGCTACTTTTGTTGAAACCGATAAGGTAAATGTGGTTGAAGTTGGCAGACAGCTCAAGTGTGTGATGGAAAAAGATATGAAGAAGGGTGAAGAATTCCGAATGAACTACACTCATCCATACCCGATAGAGTTTGCTATCATCGAGCAGGCGTGGGGTATTGCTAAAGTAAACGAAGATGTGCCGGCAATAACCTTGACTAAGGAATATATTGAGAAAGTGAAATCACAACTGAAACCAGAGATGACAAAATATATAGAAAGTTTTTACAAAAGTTTTAAAAATGTCGAAATAGATAAAAAATAATTATTAACCATCGGAGCCACCCACGATACGGGTAGGAAATTATATGGAAAAAGATAAACAAGAGGACAAAAAAGAGGAGCAATTGGCTAAACGAAGAGAGTCAGATGCTAAAAAAAGAGAAGAGAAGAAATTAGCAGAGGCTAAAGAACCAAAGGTTGAGAAACCCGAGGACAAAAAAGAAGACCCTATAAAGGAGAAGAAAGTTGCTGATGAAGTAACTCTATTCAATGTTTTAGGTAAGGAAGTGCCACTAACCAGTTACTTCTACAAGGGCATTACGCCCCCGGGATTTAAAGGGACTTGTGGTAATCCAGTCGATAGAGAAGATTTAATTGATGTGTTTCATAAGGTTTTTAAGCCTAAAGATAACATATTGTTCTACCGACAAGCAGACAAAGAGGTCTATTTAGTTATCATTCCTCTGAAGTATGCAACAGAAGTTGGGTCATCAGAAGACTCAATTGACGGTGATTTCCAGAAGCACGCCATCTCATTCTTGAATGAGGGGTCAGTAAATCTGGACACTATGCGTCAAAAGTTGGAAAAAATTCAAAAGTTTGTAAATTATTCAGATAGATAATTTGCGTAAGAGGTCGATTCATTGTATAATTAAGTTAACCATCGGAGCCGCCCACGATACGGGCAGGATAAATATATGGATAATATAAAAGAAGAACCAAAGATAGAGACAGACCCTACCCCTGAAGTTGTGCCTGAAGAGGTACCAGCAGAAGAGGACGAGACCGAGCTTGATAAAAGCTTGGAGGAATCACTAGAGGCTGTCAAAGCTGGAAAAGAGCTTACCCCTCCTGAAAAAAAGGAAGAGGAAGCCGAGCCTGAAGAACCAAAGGAAGAGATTCCAGAGGAACCAAAGGCGGAGGACCCCAGCACCCCTCCCGTTGAACCTGAAAAGGAAGGTGAAGAGCCTGCTAAACCTGAAGGATACGAATTTCGTATTCCAAATCAGGGGAAGTTCGAATCTGACGAGTCATTCGAAACAAGAGTAAAACTCTTAGACTTAGTGAAGAAGAGAAAAGCTGCTAGCAATCCTGAACAGGTGAAAGAGATATCAGAAGAAATTAAGACAACTAAGAGTAATCTTAAAACTCTTAATGGCACTGATAGGTTCGTCAATCCTTTGAATGAAAAAGCAAAGGAAACAACAAACCCCCCGGTAGAGCTTACTGATGAACAGAAAGCTTTAGACGCTGACAAAAAACGTCTTGTAGAACTGGGTGGAGCGACGAAGGAGGACATTCAAGAGATTGTTCAACAAGAACGCTTAGCCGCAGACGTTAAGGACACCCTAGACAATTTCGTTGAAAGGTATGCTGACCTTAAAGATGAAGACACGAGAGAAGTTTTCTTTGACTTTGTAGATAATAACTACAAATGGCAAGGAAAGGGAGGAAAAGAACTGATGACAGTTCTCGAACTCGCTCGTGAAAGTATGTTTAAGCCGTCAGAAACTTTAACCGAAAGAGTTTTGAAAGGTGCTAATGTTCAGGAGAAGGTTAATGCTATGCAGTTCCCCGGTGGAACGGTAGCGAAAACTGATTACTCCCCAGAGATGCGTAAGGACTTAGATGAACTTATAGCGACTGGAATGTCAGAAGAAAAAGCTGTCGAGCTCTTATCGGATTAAATAATCCTTTAAGTAAAAATTTATATGGCAACTGTAAAACAAGCCACTATAAAGAATACTCGTGAGTTGCGTGATGAAAACAAGGAATCAGCTACTGTTATGACACTAGGAGTAATCCTAGCTCAAACAGCTGGTTACGCTGTCTTCGCAGACAGTGGAACTGTGGTTGCTGACTTGTTAGGTGTTTGTAATGAAACAATTGCAGCCGCTGACGCAAAACTTACAGTATCCGTTATACGCCCTTCTGATGAAGATACTTTTATCTTCCCAGTTACTAATAACTCTGACGCTACCCATAATGGGCAAGCTATGGTTTTAAGTAGCGAAACTACTGTGAATAACACAGGAACTACCAGTGCAACTGGTATCGTACAGCAAGTCGAACCGTACGGAGCAGCTAGCGACAAACTTATTGTCGGTAGATTTTTGACTTTATAATTCATTTAACAATACAAATATATGCAAGGAACAATAAATGATTATGCGGTCATCGTAAACAATGTTTTAAAACACATTGCTCCAAAATGTTCACCAACAGTAAAAAGTGAGTACCTAGACTTTATGTATAAAGTATCTGGTGCTGAAAGAACTTATACTGATGTAGGTGTTACAGGCTTGGGTATGGCTCAAATAATCCCAGACGGTGGTATCGGTGCTTCCGATGCTCCAATTCAAGGTTATTCAAAAAATTACGTTCAAATGCACTTCACTAAAAAAGTTCGTTTGACATTCCAAAGTAATTTCTTTCTATTTGATTCAGCAGCCGCTAAGATTAAAGGCTCTGTCAAAGCAAAAGTTTTAGAAGGAAAGAACGCAATTGAACACGCTAAGAATTACTTAGCTCAATCATTGCTTTCACAAGGATTCACTACTTCATTTACTTGGACACCAATCAACGCAGTTGGACAATCACAAAGTGTGGCAACTGTAGGTGCTGATGCTGTGGAGTATTGGTCACAAGCTCACCCTCGTGAAGATGGTGGTACAGCTTGGTCTAATGTAATTGTCGATGGTGCTACAAGTTCACCTCAATTTACATATTCATCTCTATTAGCTGCTCGCAGACAGCAATCAGTTAAGAAAGATGGTCGTGGTATGCCTCTTATTTCAGAATTAAATACTTTAATTTGTCGTAGAGGTTCAACTACTGCTCAATTTGCCAAAACTATTAAGGGCACAATTGATAAAGGGTTGGCTCCACAACAAACTAACTTGTTCAACAATGCTCCAGCTACTGATACTTTCAAGGTTGTAGAATTGTCTCCTTACCAAAATCTAGCTATGGATGGATTGATGTGGGGTATGATGGATTCAACAATGATGAACGAAGACTACGGCTTCAAATATATTGAAGCATTAGCCACTAGAGCTGAACCAGCAGTCGTTGATTTGTTAGGTAACCAAGATTTAGTTCTTAACTTTAACTCCCTAGCTGTTATGGGTGCTTCTGACCTTCGTGGTTGGATGTGGAGTGACGGTGACGGTGCGACCGTCTGATGGCGATTGACGTACAGTCTAACATATGATATACTGGAAGCATTATTAAATAATGTAAAAAGTATATGCAAAATGTTAAACAGTGTAAAAATTGTCACAGTAACTTCATAAAGAAGTCAACAGTTAGTAAAAAAAAATGGGCTACAGCAAAATTTTGCTCAAAGTCCTGTGCTAAAGTAGGAGTTTCTCCTTCGAACAAAGGGATACCCCTAAGTGAAGAGAAGAAACTCCACCTTAGCAAAGTTCTTAAAGGAAGAATTTGCAATACAGGAAAAACTCATTTTAAAAAAGGAAACAAAAAAGGGTTAAAGACCCAGTTCAAAAAAGGCGACACTTCATATTGGAAAGGTAAAAAGAATCCACATTTCGCTGGTCCAAACAATCCAAAGTGGAAAGGAGGGGTTACTCCTGAACATAAAAAAGTTAGATGGTCACAAAAGTATAAAGATTTTCGAGAAGAAATTTTTAAGAGAGACAATTACACTTGTAAAGATTGTGGCAGAAAACGAAAATCAGGTGATAGAGTTATTTTAAACGCTCATCACAAAAAGTCCTTTGCCGATTATGAAAAATTACGATTTGTAAAATCAAATGTAGTAACACTTTGTAAAGAGTGTCACAAAAATAGGCATTAGTCTTTCTTCTCTGTCTCTATTATAATGGAGATAGAATCAGATAGAGTAATAATTAACTAAAATTATATGGGAATTCTACAAGATGCTCACACAAAGAAAACCTCAATCGTACTAGCTGCGGCTGTTGGAACAAACACCATTGTTGCAGGTGATGAAAGTAGATGGATTTATGTCCACGAAATCATTGGAGACCTAGCAGCAGCTGGAAACTTGATAGTGAGAAGTGGTACAGATGAACTAGCTTCATTTGCACTCGACACAGGTCAAGGTCTTACAGAACAAGACCAACCGGGAAATGATAACGTTCCCAGATTTGAAATAAAGCCGGGAGAAGACTTCATCTTAGAAGTATCCGGTGGAACATTTAATGGCTCCTGTAGCTATAGCTTTAGATACTAACCTAAAATTAAAAATATGGCAGAAGAATTCACCAAAGAGCAAAAAGAAAAGCTCGTTACTTGGGCTGAACAGAGGGATGAACTTCTTTCTGAAATTTCCATTTTAAAAGATGCGGAATTAAAACTTCAGCAAAAGAATAAAGAGTTAGCTAGTTCTCATTCTGATATTCAAGCCAGTATGTATTCCATACAAGGTAGAATTGAGGAATTAAAAATTAGAGAAGGGGAATTACCATCAGTCATTTCGAAAGAAGTGGCTCTCTTGGAATCCAAAAAAACTTCTCTGCAAACAGAGATTGAGGTTACTATTAAATTACTTGATATATTGAAAGCCCAGAAGGCTCCTTTAGAATCTGATATTGAAAAAGCATTGGCTACCTTTGAAGTAATCAAGGGCGAAACTTTCTTACTAGATAAGATTGTTAATGAGGTCACTGTGATTAGCAAGAGTAATACAGAAAAAATAAATTTACTTGTTTCAAACTTAGCAGTTAGCCTAGAAGAAATTATTGCAGTGAACAGAAAGAATGTTACTGAAACTAATATTGTTATAGATAAAGTACCAGCAATGATGCTAGAACTTCAGAAGGGTGGCTTACTAAAAACAAGAGAAGCGTTAATAAAGATTAAAAAATAAAACATATGAGTTACCTAGCAAATCAAATTGGTGACCCAATGAATCTAGGGTACTTCGCAACTGAAGCGGCTTTGAATTTAGCCTACCCAGTCGGAGTTGTCGGCTATTTTGCTATGGTAGGCGACACCGATACTTTCTGGACTTGGGACGGAGCTACAGAAGCTTGGGTAGATACTGGAACAGCTGGTCCTGTGGGTCCTACGGGTCCTACTGGTCCAACTGGTCCAACTGGTGCAACTGGCTACACTGGATACACTGGAGCTGGAGCCTTCACTGGTCCCACTGGCTACACTGGATATACTGGTCCTCAAGGAGCAACTGGTCCTACTGGATACACTGGTCCCGATGGTTCAGCTTCTAATACTGGAGCAACGGGTTATACGGGTACTGATGGTCCAACTGGTCCAACTGGATACACTGGTCCAGAAGGCTTTGCTACAAATACTGGCTCAACTGGTCCTACTGGTTACACTGGTCCAACTGGCTATACTGGTCCTACTGGCTATACTGGAGATTCTGGTGCAGATTCAACTGTGACTGGTCCAACTGGCTACACTGGCTATACTGGTGCAGGAAACTTCACAGGTTACACTGGTCCTGATGGTCCTACTGGCTATACTGGAGATTCTGGTGCAGATTCAACTGTGACTGGTCCAACTGGCTACACTGGCTATACTGGTGCAGGAAACTTCACAGGTTACACTGGTCCTGATGGTCCTACTGGCTACACTGGCTATACTGGTCCGGGGAACTTCACTGGCTACACTGGCTACACTGGCTATACTGGCTATACTGGTGCTCCACAAACAGTAGCTACAGGAGCAGAGATTGATACAGGTACAGATACAGTAAAATATGCTAGTCCTAAAGCAATAGCTGATAGTGGATTACTTTTTAATGTATCAGAAGATGCTTCACCTGAACTTGGTGGAGAATTAGATGCAGGTGCTCACACTATAGGATTTACACAACAAGCTGCTACAGGAGATGGAACTACTACTATAGATTGGAAACTAGGTAATAAAATGAAATTTACATTCGGTGCTCAAAACGATACCTTTACTTTCACAGCACCTACAAACCCTTGTAACTTGGTTCTAATGATGGTTCAAGATGGAACTGGAAGCAGAACTGCAACATTCCCTGCAACAGTTAAATGGGCAGGTGGGTCGGCACCAACGCTTACAACTACTGCTGCAGGAATAGATATAGTTTCTGCATACTGGGATGGAACTTCATACCATTCTGTGGCTAGTTTAGCTTTCGCAGTACCAGCATAATAATTAACTGATTTAGATATATGGCGATAGATAAGAAAGGAGAAGAAGTCTTATTTCAATAGCATTTGATGCATCAGAAGCAACAGGAACAAACAATTCAGCTCATACAAGTAAAACTTGGAGTCATACCTGTACAGGTGATGATAGGATTCTTATTGTTGGTATAAGTACTTATGACTCTACTGGTGGCAGTAAAATTTCAGGCATTACCTATAATGGTGTTGCTATGACAGAATTGACAGAAGCATCTGCACAATCTAATCAATACTTTTCAATGTGGTATTTAGTTGCACCTGCAACTGGAGCTAATAATATAGTGGCTTCTTTCTCATCTCAATTATATTCTTGGTGTACTTCTGCATCATATACAGGTGTTTCTCAAATAGGTTTCCCAGATGCATCAGATTCAACATCAGATGCATCTGGAGATACAATTACTGGTACTGTTACAACAACTGTAGATAATTGTTGGACAGTTATGTCTGCTTGTTCTGCAAATGCTTCTGATTTAGCTGCTGGAACTGGAACAACAATTAGAGAATTATCTTTAATTGGGAATTTTGAATGGTTAGCATTATGTGATAGTAATGGAGCAATAACTCCAGCTGGCAGTACATCTCTAATATGTGAAACATCTGTTACTCATAATATTGGCAATATAATAGCTTCTCTTGCACCAGCAGAAGGAGGAGCAACAGCTAATTCAATAATGTTCGGAATGAACTTTTAATATAAAAATCGCTATAAAATAAATAATATATATGGCAAAAGATAACAAACTTTAATATAATTTAAAAACTATATACTATGGATTTAGACCTACAAACAACTTTGGGGATTATAGCACTAGCTTCGGTCGGAGTGAATGTTATTTTAGCTGTCAGAAAGCCGAATGAGAAACAGAACCTCTCTATCTCTTCACTACAAAAGGATGTAGGTACAAACACTAAAAACATAAATAAGATATCTCACGACATTGAAAAGATAAAAGATAACCATTTAGCTCACATCAACACTAGGCTTACAAAAATAGAAACTTTATTACATACATTATTAAATAAATAATAATATGTTTGGAAGAACAAAAAATAAAGGGTTTTTAGAAAGACCAGTCCACGAGCTGGACTATAGATTTGGGAAGTCTCCTATAGTTCACGATGTCAGAATCTTCAATGGCAACTGGAGCGACTATGCTACTGATTTTGAATTGCAAAAACAGAATGGCTTTGAAGCTATGGATTGTGTGACCCAAGCTGTTATCAACTCTATTCAAACTCAAATGAACTGGATGATAGCTACTGGTAAGATGCCTAAAGAGGTGTTCGACTTTTTGTTAAAAAATAATTGTATCGTAGAAGGTCAGGTCCAATTCTCAAAGAAATTCATCGCTATACTTTCCGAGACTACTCCACAAGGTAATTACCTTACAAAGGTAGCCCAAACAATCAGAGAGGTTGGATGTATTCCAGAATCAATGCTTCCTATCAGTGGTAAGAACTGGGACGAATTTTATAACAAAGGACAAATTACACAGGAGATGAGAGACTTTGGTAAGAAATTGTTTGATAAAGATAATGCTGATGCTTTTTTCACTCTTCAATATGAGTGGGTAGTTACTCCAAATACCGGAGGGAAGTATGAAGAGCAGAGAGCTAATATGATGCACCACTTAAGGCACGTTCCATTGATAGTAGCTAAAAGCAGTCACGCTATATTAAAGATTTTAGGTATCAATAAAGTCAGGTGGCAAATACTTGATAGCTATAGCCCTTTCTTAAAAGATAAAAAATGGGACTTCAATGCTCCCTGGGTATTAAAAGTAGTTGTTAATTTAAAAGACAACAATAATAAAAAACCTATGAAAATAGTAAAAACAGATTCTTCTCCACATATCTATCTGATAACTGGAGATAATAAGAATAAGATTATGCTTATCGATATGCCTACATTAGATGCGTTGGCACAATCGTTTACAATCATTCCCCAAGATGAATTAGATAGATATAGTGATGGTGGAACAATGATTTGGGTAGATAGAATAATTAACTAGCTAAAAATAATGATATGGGAATTTTAGACAAAATTTTAAAAAGAGGAGATAAAAAAGAAGAGTTAGAAGAAGCACCAATGCCAACAGAAGAAGTTGGTGAAGCTGTAGAGGATTTAGATGAAGCACCAGAAATAGAAGACAATGGTGTGAATAGGGAACCTGTACCGTATATACCAGCTCCTAAACCAAACCAAGTCTTCAACTCTGACTCAAATGAGAAGGACCCGAAGACACCAAGCTTTTTATAAACAATTAACATCCGCAAAAATGAATAAACCAAAATTTAGCATTGCTCTCATAGCTAGAAATGAGGCTGAAACTTTACCAAGAATGATAGGCTCCTTGAAAGAATTTCAGGAGCGAGGTGGTGAGATTTGGGTCTTAGATACTGGCTCAACTGATAACACAGTTGAAGTAGCAAAAGGCTTAGGCTGTAAAGTCGAAGCTGTAGGTGACAAGTTTAGAATTAACATTGATGAGGAACTAGCAAAGAAAATCAATGATAAATTTATAGTCGAGGGTGAGGCACCAGTAGTGAAAGCTGGCGAGTCTCTATTCGACTTTGCTTCAGCTAGGAATTATGCTGCTCTCCTACCAGAGAACAATATGATTGCTACTCCTGACTGTGATGAAATCTACACCAAGATGGACATTGATAAATTGGACAAGGCAGTCGAAGATGGCTACCAACAGTTCGAATATAACTTTGTCTTTTCACACGACGCACAAGGTAATGCAGTAATTAAGTTTAGACATTGTAAATTCTACGATAGAAGAAAGTTAAAATGGACTGGAATTATCCACGAAGTTTTAACTGGAGACGCTAAGAAATTGTTCTTTGAGGAAGATATAATCAAGCTAGAACATTATCAAAACGAAACTACAAATCGTTCTGGCTACATCAAAGGTCTTGCTATAGATTGTTTCAACAATCCAGACAATGACCGGAACTCCCACTACTTCGCTAGAGAAATGTATTATCTAGGAAGATTCAAGTCAGCAATCAAGGAGTTTAAAAGACACATTGCAATGGATAAGTGGGCTACAGAAGCCGCACAGTCAATGCTTTATGTCGGAGATTGCTACAAAAAGTTAGGTGATTTTGGTGAAATGCTGAAGTGGTACTCATTATCTGTAGATAAAGAGCTACGGAGAGAGCCTCTAATGCGTTTAGCTGAATACTATTATGGTAAAGGGATGCAAAAGCAAGCAATAGCTTATGCTGAAGCAGCTCTAACTGTTACTCAATTACCGTTTTACTCAAACCATCAACCTTATTATGAGAATGGTCCTCACGAATTACTGTATGTTTCATACTGGAACATTGATAAAGCAAAGAGTAAAGAACACTGGAAAAAAGCTATCGGCTTTGCTCCAAGTAATCCGAAGTATCTTGAAGATGCTAAATGGTACAAAGATAATCCAGAAGAGTTTACAGGCGAGAGATACATTCCCGGTATCAATAGACCTGATATGGAAGCCGAGCATTACGCTAGATACAATTTCGCAGTTCCATTTACAGAAGGCAAAGTAGTTTTGGATGCAGCTTGTGGAGTTGCTTA